CTGGAAAAGCAAAGATAAATGTGAGGTAATAAACAGCAGTACATCAATGGAAGGTATGCATTGGTAAACAAAAACCTAAACATATCGTTACAGTATTAAGATTAAACTTATGGCTAAATCAAATGAGATTAAACCTACTGATGGTAGGAAGTATAATAAAAGAAAGAAAGGTCAGTTAGATGTTGTTAAACCTACTACAGCAGCTATAAACAAAGCTAAGAGAGAAAGGATGAAGGAGTTCGGAGTCAAAGCCATTAAAAAGGTATTTGGTTCTGAACAAGACTTCTGGATGAGTCTAGCAGAAGAGGCTAAAAAAAACCATAACGATAGAAAACTATTACTAGAATATGTTTACGGTAAACCTAAAGATGGGTTTGGTAATGCTACACAGAAATCAGCAACACCTGTTATAAATTTCTATGGACACCAACCTCCTACACAAGAAGATATTATAGACGTAACACCAGAAGATGAAGAATAGCATAAACTTACACGATAAGTACATACCTTTATTCAAAAGTAAGACAAGATACAATGTTATTACAGGAGGTAGGGGTAGTGGTAAGTCTTTTGGTATAAACGTATTCCTACTAAACCTTACATACGAAAGTGGACATAAGATATTGTTTACTCGTTATACAATGTCATCAGCCAATACATCTATTATACCAGAATTTGTAGAAAAGATTGATATGATGGGAGTAAATTCTCACTTTAGGATAACTAAGGATGAGATAACCAACCTACAGACAGGTTCTTCCATTATATTTAAAGGTATAAGGACATCTAGTGGTAATCAGACAGCTGCACTCAAGTCTTTAAACGGAATTACAACGTTTGTAGTGGATGAAGCAGAAGAACTTGATGATGAAGGTACATTTGACAAGATAGACTTCTCTATAAGGTCTCTAAACAAGCAAAACAGGGTTATTTTGATACTAAACCCAACTACAAAGGAGCATTGGATATATCAGAGGTTCTTTTTAGGCAATATTGTTGATGCAGGGCATAATGGAACTAAAGGAGACACAACTTACATCCATACAACGTATAAAGACAACAAAGACAATCTATCAGACTCATTTCTTAGCAGGATATTAGAAATGAAGGCTAGAAGACCAGATAAATACCAACACCAAATACTAGGAGGGTGGTTAGCTAAGGCAGAAGGAACAATTATAAGAAATTGGAAGGTTGGAGACTACATACAGACAGAAAAGACCATTTATGGGCAGGATTTTGGGTTCTCTGAAGACCCTACAACGCTTGTAAAGGTTTCTGTAGATGATTTTAACAATAGAGTCTATGTAAAGGAGATTTATGGTAAAACAGGGCTTTCTACGTCAGATATAGCAAATATGAATAGAGCTGAGTGTGGTTTAGACTTGATAGTTTGTGACTCATCAGAACCTAGACTTATAAAAGAGCTAAAGAAGAAAGGATTGAACATACAACCTGCTGTAAAGAAGAGTGGTAGTATACTATCTGGTATAGCACTTATGCAGGACTATGAAATAATAGTAGACCCAAGAAGTAAAGGTGTTGTAAGAGAGTTTAATAACTATGTATGGCACGAGAAAGGTGTAAGACCAATTGATAAGTTTAATCACTTTTGTGATTCGATAAGATATGCCTTGATGAGATTAGCTACAAGTAAGAACAAAGGAATTTATACGATAAGATAGAGCGTTTAATATAAAGAGGTGCGTTTATTATGGAGGGGTAACAATTAATTTTGTTGCTCCTTTCTTATTTTTATTCCGTCTTTGTTATGAAGGGGTAACTCACTATGTTTAATATGATGGGGGATGTTTAATATGATGGGGGTACTATGTTTAATATAATGGGGGTGGGTTTGCAAATTTGTTGGCTTTGGGTTGAAAAATAAATTAACAGTTTTTCTTTGGTAGTTTAAAATAATTTTTGTAGTGGCGTGCGTGTACATTTGATTAACTTTTATAATACAAAGCTATATTTTTGAAACCAGGTTAAAAACGTTAAAAAAGCTATTTTTGTAATGTTTTGTACTTTTTTTGTTGTTTATTCAAAATAATTTTGTAGATTTGCTTTAGATACTTTTAAAGGGTATTCGGGAGCAAAAAAGCTACTCACTGGAAAATTTGTGCATCAACTGGCGAAGATACAGGTACAAAGGTTCGCAGGCAAAAATTGTAAAAAACTACAAAAACCTCATATATTAATTTATATGGGGTTTTGTAGGTAAAAAATATTATTAACTTAAAAATTAAATAAAATGAGAAATTTACAATACTCCTGCGGCTTTATGAAAGCAACTAATAACTACAATGAGTTAACTGACATTCAAAAAACAGAACTAGAGTTATTAAATAATGAAAAAAACATCATAGAATATTGGAATATAAAAACCAATTACAAATACTGGTCAACTGAAAGAGTGACTAATGAAATTAACAATTTAAAAAATAAATAAAATGACAAATCAAAAAAATTGGAAGGTAGTAGAGGTTTATGAAAAAGAATACGCAATGGCAACGGGGGTAAAAAAGCAAGTTTTGTATAGCGGTTTAACATTTGAGCAAGCTGAGAATTTGAGGCAAGTCTCTGAATATGGTATATATGACGGCGTGGCCTATTACTCAACGGAAAAAGATTATTAACCTAAAATTAAATAAAATGAGAAAATTAAAAGTAAACACAAAACTAGTAGTGAGAAAAGTAAACAGATTAGATAATATTGATAAAACAGGCTTAACCATTGGTTTATTAATCATATTGCCTTCAGTTGTGGCAATAATTAAAGATGTATTAATTAACGGTTCAAACTTAATCTAAGATGAATGAAACAATCCAAAAATTAAGAGATTACGCGAGTCTAAAAAATGACTGGTATATTAACAGACAATTAAACATACTAGAAAAACAGATAGCTTTAGAAATAACAAAAGCCGAAATAAACCAAGTAACAGAACTAAAAAACTTTATAAACAAATAATGATATGAATAATCAAGAACTAAAGGAAAAAATAAAAAGTTTAGAAAATTTACTAGACTTTTATAAATTCAGCAACAAAGAACTCAGAAAACAAGTCACAGAATTAAACAAATTTATAAACAAATAAAACTAAACAAGATGAAAAATTTAAAATTTAAAACAGTGACAATTTATGTGCAAGGTGCAAACGGCGAGATGTTTGAATATCATAAAAACAATGAATATAAAAATACCACTAAAGAAGACGTAATAAAAATATTTGATTTAGAGCCGTTACATTATGCAACAAAGTTAGAGAATGTTAATCTAGGTAAAAGTTTTAATACTTATAATTGGGGGGCTCCTTTTACGCTTTGTGGCGTTGCTCCTGAAGATATTTACGACGGTGTTGCTTTAGTTAATATACATCTAGGGGGTGACGCTAGAGGAAATTATAGTGAGCCTTATATTTGTGACGAGCCTGAAGCAATATTTTCACAAACCACTTATTTAGATATTGAGCTTTCAGACGGACAAATTTTTAGTTTTTGTTGTGATAATTCAGAAGCTTATTTTGATTTTGATACTTTAGACCCTTACTACATAGATTTCGATAAAAATATAACAAAGGAGCAACTAGAAGAGTTAACCGAAAAAAATAAACTATATTAAAGAACTAATAAAATAAAAACAAATACAATGACAAATAAATATAAAATATCATTAACATTACTTTTTAAACTTAGTAACACTAAAAAAGTATTTATTCTTTTTAATGTAGAAAACAATACGATTAAGGATTATATTTTAACAAATGATTTAACACGCTACCGTTTAAAATATCAAAGTTTTAAGCTTGTTGAAATAATAAAACCACAAATAAATAAATTAACTATTGAAATATAAAACAATGAATACAATAAGAAACTTATCCGAACACTATTTAAAAGAATTAAACAGACTGTTAAACATTGTTGTTGATGATATAAATTTTTCAGATGATAACCAGAACAATAAAGATTCATCAATAGAAACAATAAATAAGATAAAAGAAATAATAAATAATATATGATACTAACAAAAGAACATCAGGAGCAAATGATTAACAGTTACTTAAAGACTCACACAGTAACAGAAACAGAGGGCTATATACAGGGAATAAACGATATAGTACAATTAATTAACAATAATTTTAATAACTACTAAATAATAAAGATATGACTAAAAACGTTAAAAGCATAGTAGAAAAGTGTGTGAATTTATATGAGTTTGAAAGGAAGCAGATAATAAGTATTTTAATAATGTCTACATTAACAGATATTTCCAATGACAAAGCTAGAGAAATATATAATTCAGTAATTGATAAACTAAATAAATAAAGATATGATAAACGTATTAAGAAAAGAAATGATAAACGAATTAGAAATTCTAAAACAACACTTAATTTATATTGGTGATGTAGATATAAACCCAAACGCAATAGAACTATTAAATGATGTTATTAAGGAACTAAATAGATAAAGATATGACTAAATAAATACCCTCTTAATTGAGGGTTTTTTTATGTCTAATAATTACTACAATTATTTTATAAGTCATTGAAGGTTAAATATACTAAGTTAATGTAGGGTAAACAGCTCAAATTAAGCCATATAAGCAACAATTAAACACAAATAATAACAACATACTATGATTTAATAAGGGTAGCTTAAAAGTAACGTAAATCCTCTTTTATGGGAAGTAAGATGCCCAATGTTTAGATTTCAACCAAATATCTTTTCAATAAAAACTGGATATTCAAATATAAAAAAATAGAAAAAAGTAGTTTACTATAGGGCTGATTTTGCATTTTGTAAAGTACTGATTTACAACACTTGTCAAAAAAAAGTTGTCGCTACTTTTCCGAAATCAACGACACTTTTCATTTTTAGCTTATTTTGATTCCATCTTTTAATATTATAGGCTTTATGTACTCTCCTAAAATATAGTTTTTGTTCTCATCTTTTGGGTAATTTTCTACAGGATAGTTTAAGGATTCAGTAAACTTCTTCTTGTATTTCTTACTGCAAGTAAAGTAAATATACCTATGCTTACTACTTCTAAACTTTCTTAATCCATTTTGCTTAGTGTTGTCATAATGTCTTGAGTGTTTACCTCCTTCAACATACTTATCAGTCCTGCTTTTAGTAGCTCCTGTGTAAATAAAGTTGGTTGCTTGATAAATGTAACCATTATGATTCATTTGCTTATCTGCATAGCTAACAATTATTAGGTTATGTTTTTTCAACTGTCTTAAACACCAGCTAACAAAATAAGATAACTGTATGTTAATACTTCCATCAACGCAAAGCCTATTTAGCTCATAAACATTAGAACTATACTCTTTACCACATACTCCAACACATAAGCTATTACTTGCTGGTTTACCGAAAGTACAAACTGCCTTTAATTTATTATCTTCATAATACCCAAAAGAATATGTTATACTAGGCTTTCTTCCACTATAGTGTCTAGGTAGTAAAAAACTAATTGCTTCTTTATAACTTATTTCTTTCATTTTCTGTGTCTTTCTACTGTTCTTATAGTTACTCCTAATATATCTGATATATCTTTATTTTCTATATCTGGCTTTAGGTTTAGTATTTCTTGTATCTTTTGTTTAGTCTTTATATTAGCTACTCTACTTATCTCCTTTATACGGATATCTATCTCTAGACTTCTTCTCA